TAATATAGGCGGGTCCGTTTAATCCGGATCCCGCCACTTTTTATCCTGCATCACGCTTATTTAAAAAATCAACAGCAATCTGCTGCATGCCTGGAGCAATATGTGTATATCGCATTGTCATATTGATATCCGAATGTCCAGCCCGGTATTGAATAACCGGAAGTGGCAAACCAGCATCAACCAGCTCTGTTATGTGTGTATGGCGCAAATCGTGGAATCTCCCGCTTTCAATCCCTACTTTATTAAGCGTTTTGCGAAAGTATTTGACTGTATACCACGGATTCATTTCTTTTCCGTATTTATCTTCAAATACCCATTCGCAAGTAGCCTTTACTTTCCTTTTCAAAAACATCTCTTCTATCTTTTTGTCAAACATTATAGTTCTTTGAGAAGTTCTTGATTTTGGGCCATTAATAAAATATTCGTGCGGAGAAATTGCCACAATCGTTTGGTTGACTGTAAGTGATTTAAATTCAAAATCTATATCACTCCATTGCAGTCCAAAAATCTCCTCTTTCCGCATACCTGTATGATATGACAAGAGAATCATATCACCTAACCATTTAGGTCTTGCGGCTTCTATCATTACTTTTACTTCTCTCGGCGTGTAAACATAGTATTTTTTACTTGGGACACGCTTAAGCCTTTTTACCAAATCCATCGGATTATTTCTGATAATCCCTTTGTTTTTAGCATATGTAAAGACGCCATTCAGAATTTCCAAGGCTTTATTGATTGAGTTGGCGCACAAAGGGCCTCCAGTCAAATGATTCCCGTGCTCCAATTCTTCTTGTATATATAAGTTGATATCGACATCAGTTATAGCATCAATATCCTTATCATCAAAATATGGTACAATGTGACATCGGATAGTCTCTGATTTGCGATAGAGTGTTATTTCTCGTTTATCAAAGACTTGTCCCGTCCACCATTGCTCCCTAACTTCCATAAATTTCATTATTTGCCTCCTTGATTCATTCAGGCGGCCATGTTATAATATAGCCGCCTGGTAACGGGTAGCGGTTGCAGTGTACTTTGGTCGGTCATGCAGCCGCTTAATCTATTATAGTCCATCCAGCCTTCGTAAGTACCCTGATAGCATCATCGACATACCCTTTTTCATTTCCATACTCCGCATGCAGATTCTGGATGGTCTGTGATTTGTAGATTTTCCAGTTGTTTTCTGAAACGAATACATCCAACCAAATATCCCCATCTTCTGTGTCAATCATAATTTGGTAGCAACGACCGAAATCCTGACGGCACCAGTCTTTTGCCTCGGCGTATTTCTTCTTAATGTTCTGCATTATTTTCTTTCTACTAATTTGTTTCATATTATCCTCTCTTTCCCCCTGCCATTACCCGGACGGGTACGGGTGATTACCGATACCTTTTAAATAATTGATGATATTCAGATACCATCCTGTCCATTACTTTAATATCATTTTGGACAATTGCCCTTTCTAACACCTTAATATCTGCCTCAATTTTATCTATGTCACAATCCTTGTCATCATAGTAATAATCGTCAGCTTTATTTTGCAGCTTACAAAGCAAAGTATCCGCATCATCAGTCACATAATATTTGATTCCGTTTACCATCCGATGTGCATTCATAAACATCCTTTCTGCCCTCGTTACCTCCGGGGCGGGTGAATTTAACGATATTTTTCCAAGATTTCGCCGTCTAATGCTTTAATGATTTGATTTGCGTACCCATCAAACCACTGCACCCAAAGATGAACTTTCTCCTTTGTATCATCGTCCAGTATTAGACCACAGGTCTCCATGGTAGCAAGTCCTTTTATTTCTTCAGCAGCTTCTCGTATCTGGGCTATCTGCCCATTCTTCATATACATAGTATCTAATCCTCCTCTTCCTCATCCCTTCCACAGGTTTTATCTGCCGATGTACTGTCTGTTGGCTGCGTCTACATCGTCATACTTACCAACAACATACTGGTTAGTTACTAAATCTACGTAACCGCATTTATAGGAGCCTTTGCTACGGCCATTTGCGGTGAAGCAGTTAATGGTGAGGTATGCCCTCTTTGCCCCTCCTTTTTCCCACACGTTTACGTTAACCTTGCGGTCAACGCCCGCGTTGATGTGGTAATCACCATAAGCCATGTCTTCCAGCGCTGCCTTTAATGCATCAACCATATTTTCCGCCATGCCCTTCGCTTCCTTCCATGCCTGGGTGAGCGCTGCGCTCATTCCCATGGCTACTTTCTTGACCAGTTCCCATGCCCTTTTCATGATGCTTGATAAGTTATATTTTTTCATTTTGTTTTCCTCCGTTCCTTTGATAACTATAGTATACATCTTTATGTATCATTTTACTATATGAAAAATACACAAAGATGTACTTTATTTTCAGTGAAAATACACAAAGATGTATTAATTTGCATAATTGACAATATGTACATAATGATGTAATATTAGAATGAGAAGGAGGTGCAAGATGCCAGAACGAAGAAATTTTTATGATGGATCCATATCATACGAAAGATTATGGGAAACCATGAGAAAAAGGGGACTTAAGAAACAGGACCTTAAGGGAAGTCAATTTAATCTGTCACCAACATTGGTCAATAAACTTGCCAAAAATGAAAATGTGGCAGTGGATACAATCATGTACTTATGTGACAAATTAGGCTGTCAACCATGCGACATATTGGAGTATAAAAAATAGTACATTATTATGTATTTTTGTATTGACAATAAGTACATAAAGATGTATAATAAGAATAGTTAAGGAAGGCAAGGTCCTTAACGAATATAAGGAGAGAGGAACATGGATGAGAACATGACAGACAAACAATATGACGGTATCCTACAAATGATTGGAATGATTTTAGATGGCTGCAAAGACTTAGAGGAAGCAAAACAGAAAATCACAGAACTTAGGGAAGGAAAAAAAGAAAAGCCTACAGAATAAGCTTTAGGGAATCGGAAAAGGGGAGGGCGGGCTTGCCACCGCTCCCCCAATCCAATATCAGTATAACAGATGACAGAATGAAAATCAACGGGGGAAGATTATGTATAAAAAAAGACCTGACTATGACTGCGCCATAATTGGTCTGTTAACCGTCAGCGGAGTGGAGTATGGTAACTTGGGTTACGCGAGTGACCTGTATTATTGTCAAGGAGAGGAGTCACTTTACAAGGCGGGACGGCTGGCAAAAAATATGCCAGAAGAAAAATGACAGGAACTTATTGCTTTTATCAAAAAAAGCAATAATGAAATGGAAATGAGTTGCCGCGCTTGAATGGAGACGTCGAATTTTAGATGAGTTTGAAGGCAGACTACCGGATTGACCGGGAAGCCCGCCTTTTTTATTACGCCGCCAGCCCCGGCCAGCGCAACGCCCCATCCTTATCCGGCGTCAGTGTCACAGGCTCCGTGGACATCTTACCGTCCGGCATCAGGTAATAGTAGTTGCCTCCACCGGCCTGCAGTCCCTGGACCATAGCCCCGTCCGCACCCAGGTAGTACCAGTCACCCTTGTACTGATACCAGGTGTCGGTGACCATGTGTCCCGCGCCGTCAAACCAGTACCACTTGCCATCCGTATCCAGGTACCAGCTGTTGCGGACCGGCTCCCCGGTATTGCCCAAATAAAAGCTCCAGGCACCGTCCGCATCCTGCTCCCAGCCGGATTTCCTTGGCTGCTCCGGCTCCTGGATTACATCATCCTGTATGTATCTACGCACACACACCAGCCCCTTACGCCATCCTCCGGACGCCCAGGAATTGTACCGACTCTTACAGTAGGCCACCAGGTCCTTATAGGACGGCCTGCCGGAACCGTGTCCGCAGATGATGCCATCGCCACAGTACATCTCCACATGGCCTATCCTGAGTGGCCTGGAAGCATCCGTGCCTGCAAACAGCAGCATGTCCCCCGGCCGGAGCCTGGACGTATCCGGGATGCCCTGGGCTATGTCCGCATCCACCGTGGTCAGCTTGGCTGAGTTGTACATCCCAGCCGTATTGGTGATGCCGAAGTCCTGGCCCGCCTCCTTGTAGGCATAGCAGATGGAACTGCTGCAGTCACTGTAGTAGTTGCCATCCCTGTATGTCTTATAGCAGTAGTCCCTCAGGGACTGGCTGTATATGTTGCGGCCTATAATCTCTGCGTACTTATCAATTACGGCCTGTCTCCTTAATAATGCTGTCATATCTTTCCTCCAATCAAAATAAGGCCCAGGGATATCCCCAGGCCTGCCTACATCGTTGCGATATCGCAACTAATCCCGGACAATATTCCCGGATGCATCCACATGCCAACCGGATGCGATCACAAACTTCCCGGTATCATCGTGATAGTCAATCCCGTGGTCCGGGCCATCATACTGGGATTTAAGGGTGTCGTATTCAGGCGTTCCCTTGGCAGCCGCAATCTTTGCCTCCAGGTCAGGAATCTCTGCAATGTTAACAGGTTTCCATGGTTCATTCGGTAATGGATAATTCATTGTGTACCTCGCTTTCTTGGTTGATTAATAGTTACGAGCATTATATTACTGCTGACCCTCTATCATCTGTTTAAATGCCTGGTGCAGGCCTGTACTTGCAAGACCGCTAAAGGCCCCGGCCAGAATGATATCCGGACTTACACCGCCCATAATCCAAATGTTAAGCGCCGCTCCCAGTAGGGCCACCAGGGTTGGGATGTACTTGTTATCCAGGTCCTTCACCCACTTCTTGGTTATGTATCCGGTCACCAGGCAGATTCCTACAATGACTGCCACCGTGTAGTTACTCAAAAACGATAAATCCATAATCCATTCCTCTCTTTCTACTTGTTCTATGCTAAGTTTTATTAATACAAATTCTTAAGTGCCTGCTCATGAAGGAAATCCTTTTGCTCATGCTTGATTGTCTGTGCATACTCCAGTGCAGCATGCATATCTCCGTTGCAGTGTGCGTCAGGAATCCGCTGGACAGCACGAGCCGTTGCTTCCCCCAGAGCAATTGAAGCGCTTACACTTTTAATGATGTATAGTTCATTCTTCTCGCGCGTGGCTTCGCGCTCATCAAGAAGCTGCTGCCTTGCCTCACGCTCTGTTTTGTCTTTTTCATCGCGTTTGTTTATTTCCCGTTGTATTAGCCAGAAACAGAACCCCGTGATTGCTGATGGTATGCACATGGCACCAACAAGCGCTGCGATACTGACACTTATATCCATGATTATCATATCCTTTCTTAGGTTTATCCATTAGGCCTGCGCCGTGTAATGCCTACATTATAACGCGGCCGCTCCTCGCCCCACCACCAATACCGCAGCCAGTCATCCAGCACTATCCCGGCCAATGACACCGGCAACCAGAGCAGACAGTACTGTGGGCATATCTGCCCCAGGACGTTGCCCGGCAGGCCGCTGTAGTCCCATACGCTCCAACCCAGCCACAGGTTGACGATACACCCGGTCAGGAACTCCAGCACCGTCACAATGCAGGCGCCGATTAGTACCTGCTGCCACAGGGGCATGTCCCAGGGTAATATCTCATTAATTAATCCCAACGCCACGAAACAGATGCCGCCCAAAAGGAACATCGTCCAATGGCTCCTGCCGCGCCAGGCCATCTCCAGGATTATGTACAACAGCCCTCCGGTGGCCAACAGGGCTACGTACTTGTCAGCCTTCCGGTGTGGCATCCGTTCCACCTCCTGCCATAGCGGCAATCTCCACCATGTAAGCCTTAAGCACATCGGACTGATACTGCTCCGGCACATCGGCACCGTAGAATATCTCGGCTACCTCATCCGCGGTCTGGCATCCGGCAATCCACATGTTAAGGGCATTGCAGTACGTGGTGTGATAGGACACATGCCACATGGCAGCCTGGATGATGGCCTGCATGTCTGCCGCGCTGTAATACCTGCAGGGCTGCCCATCGGCGTGGTACTCCAGCTGTGTTGCCCCGGCAGTTATCTGGCTCAGCTTGCCAAACAGGTTAAGCTGGTCCTCAATGGTCAGCGCATAATGCTCCACGCTGCCATCAGCCAGCATCACATTGATACCTGCATAGATAAGCCGCTCACACTCCGCT